AGTAATTGACGCTGGAGCCGACTGGCAGGACGAGCCCCGTACATGGTCTGATAGTGGTCAGGAATACGTACCATTCATGTGGGCTCACATGTTCAGGTACTTTATATACTACTATGAGGACACTGCCGATGATACGCATAATGCTCAAATCTTGACGGCGGCTCAGGAAATCGCTGACATTGCATTAAACCAATTCTGGGCTGAGGATGGAGCACGCAAGGGCTTGATGTACAGGATTCGGCCGGGCGGCGTTGTGCCGACCAGTTACAATTACCCATCCAATGATCTTGGGTTGTTTCACATGCCATTGTTCGCCTGGCTCTGGAGCAAGACAGGGAATCAAGCCTACTACGATGCCTGCGTTGACCTCTCGCAGCTCACGGTCAACTACGGATACTGGTATGGACGCAAGCAATTCAACCAAGGCATTCTCTGGGCCTACGATGGATTCCAGTGGCTTGGCTGGGTAGACAGCGATTTTTCTGTATTTTGGCGAGATTGACAGGGATAGTGGTCTTGACATATTGTGACATCCAGTCATAGTATGGAAATAGGTAAGTGCGGAACGGCGGAAAAGTGGATGACACCATGGACCCCGACGCAAGGGCGGTCGCCCTATGCAGTCGGGGTTTTTTAATGGACGAACGAGAATAGAATATGTCAGTATCCATCACATTCGGTTTGGGAACGGCACCAGATGCGATTGATTCTCGCACTATATCTATCTGGAATACTGGCGTCGAGCCAAATGATTTGATCACATCTCAGGTCATCTCGAAGACCGCTACTGAGTTCGAGATATCACTTCGGGACGACATTAATGTCAGAGTTTACCTCACGGACAAGCAGGGCTCATATCAATTTGTTAGTGCGCTGAACACGAAGACATCGTATCCAAGCATCGGTGCTTCATCTGACAGGTTAAGCATTCTGTGGTATGACGAGGAGTCAACGTCGTCGAGTCAATCTGTTTCTAGTTCCTCGTCTTCAACTGTGGCAGGCGAAACGTCATCCTCGTCGTCTTTGTCAACTACATCTGCAAGCTCATCGTCCTCGTCATCTACTTCTTCATCGTCCTCTACATCTGCGTCGGTGTCTTCGCTAAGCAGCTCTTCGCATTCGAGTTCTACTAGTTCTAGCAGTCAATCTACCAGCAGTCAGAGCACTGCACTTGCAGACGAAACAAGCTTGTCAAGTTCCAGTAGCACAAGCTCACAATCTGTCAGTAGTTCGTCTAGCAGCACCCAATCCACGAGTAGCATGACGTCGCAATCTAGTGTTAGTTCCTCCTCGTCGTCTGTTGGATTCTCTTCTAGCTCATCGTCGTCGAGTACTGTTGCTATGTCGACGAGCAGCTCCTCGTCTCTTGGTGAATCGTCGTCAAGCTCATCTTCTTCAAGTTCATCTTCGTCAAGCTCTTCATCATCCTCATCGTCCTCATCGTCCTCGTCCTCGTCCTCTCTAGGGTTGTCATCCTCGTCTTCGAGTTCGAGTACTGTTGGCCAGGAAACGAGTAGCTCGCAATCTGAATCGTCCGAATCCAGTTCGACTATCGCGTCCACTACGAGTACGAGCGAGACATCACAATCGTCATCGACGCAGCCATAAGGTACTAACACATGGCAAGAAAACGAAAACAACCAGAACAGCCGGCAACCAGATTGCGAACGAAAGTGCGGCCACGGCCAAAGGTCGTGATACCATACAAGCCGCCGTTCATTCCGGCGTTACCAAAAGCAAAGCCTGCCGGTCCAGTGAAGCCGTCTATCAATGTCGAAATGACAATGCAATGGATATGGTCTGTCGGTTCTCCAAGTGATGCGAGTGCGATGCTTGGCGACTTCGAGTGTGTGACTGCACGGATCAAGCAACTTGGCAGCAAACCTAACCGCAAGGCTGTTGCAAAGCTTGACGATGCTGGTCTTGTACCGGCTTACAATGGCCAGGGTTTTGTTAGATGGGTTAGATCAACTGACAAGAGTGATCTGCCGGTGTTGCAAAAGATGTTTGCTGCAATGCGGCTACGTATACGTCATGCGAATTGGTTGAAGAGGAAACGATAATGCCTGTGCCGGCAGAAAACGAGTCGAGGTCTGACTTTGTCAACCGATGCATCCCGATTGTCTTGGATGATGGTACGGCTGAGGATGAAGAGCAAGCGGCCGCGATTTGTCATTCGATGTTCGATGACAAGTCTGGCGAAGCGATATCCGAACATAGGTCGAAGGATATGCACAAACAATTTGTGAAACGAATCAGAAAACGCAAGAGCATTGTCGATCAGTTCGGCTATGGCATTACCACCGCCGAACCTTACGTCCGGAGTCTCTTATTGATGGAGGAGGCAGGATGCAAGACTGGTCGTACCGCAACCGCGGAAGCGTTGCTCAAAGAATCCCGCGAACGATTGTGCTTTGCGAGCGATGGCATGGTGATTGAAAAGTCTGCTATGACATCCGAGACAGAAGAGTACCGCAACGCTTTTGGCGACATCAAGGAGCCACCGAATACACTCATGTTAGTTCGTCATGTGCTGACGACGGATAGCGAGGATAGGGACGGCGACATTCTCAGGACGGCTGGAGCGAAGCTTGATCCGAAGGCGCCGATGCTTTGGCAGCATCAACCATTTCTGCCGATAGGGTCGGTGATTAGAACTGTCGAGCAGACGGCCAGCAAGCTAACTGTGATATCCGCATTACTTGACTTGAATGATATCACAGCGGACGCGGCCAAACTCATTGAGGCGAACGCGCTACGTTTCTCGCATGGTTTCCGTGTGTTAGATTATGAGCCACGCAAAGACTCGGATGGCAATGAAGTTGATGGATTCGAGGTCAAAGACTTTGAGATACTTGAGGCATCTCTTGTCTCTGTACCATCGAACATTGATGCAGAGATTGAGTTGTTTGCACGCGGTAAGCTCGAAAGCGAATTGGTTAAAGCACATGCGAAACATTACATGGACAATCGACCAGTTATGGTACAAGGCACCGAAATGCTTACTGAAAGCAATACCGATCCTGTAGTTGATGACAAGTGTAATGCTGTCGGTGACGACCAAGAGAACGTAGATGAACCAGTAGATGACAAGGATGTTGAGAACGAACAGTTAGAAAACACTGAGATGATTACAGAAGATACGAAGGCGGGTCGTGTCATGTCCGCAAGGAATCTAACGCTACTTGAGGAAGTGATTGCAGACCTTGCCGAGCTATCTGACATGGAGCTAACGCGGTCCGCTAAGGCATTGTGTGAGCGATGCGTCAAACGGTTGAATGACATCCTTGATGCAGCGAAGCCTGACGATGAAGACGATAAGGACATCGAAACTGAAGAGAAAGACATGCCGGCTGTTGTGCCGGATATAGCCGATGTTGTCAACTATGTGCTTAGTGCACCGAATGGCGAGTTGGCACACGTTAAGCATATCCTTGACCTTGTGGTCAATCTTGACGCCTACCATGTGGCAGGCGAAACATACCGTGAATTTGAAAGTTCCCTTTGAGAGGTTCTATATGAAACTGACTGATGCTCTTAAGACGTGGCTACGAGACAACAAGGAGGTTGCTGGGGACGCAGAGGACAATGCCTATAGCAAGGCGGCGGCCGATGCATTAGTTGATGGGTCTTTGTCGAATGATGAATTTGTGTTGCTGACAAAGGACCCGGACGCTGAGAAGGCGAATGTACTTGCTGACAAGTTCGATAAACTGCTTGATGCTGTCGTGGCCAACCAGGCGGAATTGAAAGAACTTGCTACGGCAATTGCGACGAAGCCGGAAATGAAAAAGGTCGAGTCGAATGTCACTGAAAGGACAATCGCCAACAGTGAGGAAACTGACGGTGACGTCGTTGTGAATGTCATTACCGCCGACAAGCAGTATGACAGCACGAAAGGCATTAAGTACTTCCCGGCCACGACCAAGGATGGACGCAGGCATGGATCGGCTGGCAGGCGATTCTCTGAGGCTGGTCGGTATATCGACGAGCAGAGCGAACTTGATCGAGCTGTTTGCGGTGCGTTTGCGAAGTGGTCATTCTTCGGTCCGCTTGCCGAGCGTGGTATTCTGCCGAAGTCTGTCATCAATGAGCATGACAAGCAGCTCGTCCAGTATGCTTTGCACAACATGAAGTGGGGAGGTGTGATTTCGGAGTTCGGCAAAGAGAGCGACAATGGCATTGAAGTCAAAGATCGCAAGCTACAGCCGCATGAAATCAAACAGATTTACGATGAATCTGGTGCGAGTCGTGGCATGGAGTTGGTGCCGATTGTGTTTGACGATGCGATCATCACGACTCCGTTACTTCATTCGGAGTACTTCCCGCGAGTGAATCTTATCAACGTCCCACGTGGACGTCGCATGGAAGGAGCATCGCTATCGACGATGACGGTTACGTGGACTGGTACGGAGTCTGACGCTATTACATTGGAGACTACGGCTGCTTTTGTCACTGCGTTCGACACGAATATCCATGTGGCAAGTGGTTCGATCTTGATCGGACTTGACTTCTTGTCTGATACGCCGGTCAACTTTGGTGATTATATCACTCAACTGTACGGCCAACAGCTTTTGTTCGATCTTGATCGTGTTATAGTAGACGGCGACGGCTCTGCTGAGCCGACTGGATTTAATACTGACGTTGGGACGGCTGTTGCATTCAGCAACGCATGGTCATACGCTAACATCGTTGCGTTAATGTTCGCGGTGACTAAAGCCTATACTCAGAATACGGACAAGAATCGCGTT